CCTCGATGTATCTGCCATAATATCACCTCAGACGGCTCCAATTCCCCATGACCTTAAAACAGGTTTCTCAACCTGAGTTAAGGGATGGAAAGAACGGGTGACCGGCTCTCAGAGATTGCTCCCTATCCCCGAGTGGAAGAGTTTCACTGGGAGGGTTGGTACGATGGGTCCAAATGGACCTGCGTTACTAACTTCCCATGTGGACGCTTCTGCTCTTCTTGAACATCCTCACTTACTGAAAGCCATAGGTGTGTTTTCTAAAGCACTCTTACAGCAAACTATAGGTATAGGACGTTTAACGAAGAAGCAAGATGGATCCTGTATATCTCGTATCGCCTTCATCGCTGAAGGCGGCGGGAAAACAAGACTCATCGCTATCGGAGATTTCTTTACTCAGAATGCTTTATTAGGTATTCACAATTCCCTTATGAGGATTCTAGGAAAACTAGAAACAGATGGGACTTGGAACCAGGATAACCAATCCGAAAGGATTAGAACCCAGGCCAATGACCAATCTGTAAGTTTTGACTTGAAATCCGCCACAGATAGATTTCCCGTAAGCATCCAAAAGGATGTTATAGGAGCTTTCTATGGTAAGGAAGTTTCTGAAGCCTGATATACATTGTTAGTAGAGAGGGATTTCAAATTGCCCAACAAGAACATGATAAGATGAGCCGTCGGCCAGCCACTTGGATTCCTTTCCTCGTGAGCTGCTTTCGCTCTCACTCATCATGCCATCATCGAGTACTGTGCATTCAGGGTCGGATATAACTCCTTCCGTGATTATGCGGTACTTGGCGATGACTTGGTAATTTGAAACAGGGACGTTGCCAAAGAATATGAAGTAGTAATGGAACAATTATCTGTAAAGATAAATGCCTCTAAGACTATTTCTGCTTCTGACGGTGACGTGCGTGTGGAATTCGCCCGAAGGCTATTCTACCAGCATGTCGAGATATCAGGACTCTCCTGAGACATTATAAATCAGGCTTGTCGATCCTTAGCAGGATTTGCAGACTTATTTATTCTGGCAAAGAAGAGATCTTGATTCCCAGAGGGCGGTTATTTTATGAACCCCCACTACCTTAGCGATAAGGCAGTGGAATTGTTGCAGGTGCTACTTTGAGAACGAACAAACGGTTTCATGCCTTTTAACAAGGGTGTGGTTTCCGGTTTGGTCGCCCTTCAGGACCTCAAAACTAAAGTCTTGCGACTTAGATGTGAGGTTTTGATGAAGCACCTAACAGCCATCATGGAACATCTGTCGGCCAACAAGCCGATGGAACAGTTATTCATGAAGGAGGGCATAGAACTTAACCCAGTTCTACTCGAATTTGGAACGTTCATGCATCCAATCGTTTGGCATGTCAATGACGAAGGAATGAAGATCTGAGATCTCATGTCCGACGTACAAGACAAGCTTGGCGAAGCGATGCTATGTGATATACCCGTTCTACCATGTGAATACATACCAAACATTAACACAGCGAAGTACTTTGGTGACAGAAAGGTTTTAGCCAATCTGTACCATTCTTCAATTGTGTGAAAGGCTTACTATAGTCTCAAAGAATTGGAACAATCCTTTGAAGGTTATGAGTAGCGCATTGGTGGAAACACCATAGCAGCGTTGGG